CTATAATAGCCGGAAGTGTTGCGCTATCAGTTATTGCTTTTATAAGCCCATTAGTAACTAAAATATCAGTAGAAATTACACGGATATATTTTTCAAAAGAATTTAATCCCGTGAAAGCTTGCGTCCCGCCGAGTAACGCAAATAAATCAGTAATATTACTCCCGTTTGGATATGTATAACTGGACGCTATTACATAAATAGTTTTGACCGCCCCTGTCCCGTATAAGATTATATTCGGCGACCACGTATCCGCCCTCGCCCACGTTGACGAGCCTATTTCAAAGTTCCCTTTTAATCTATCAACCTCCATTATCGTGGTAGTATCTATTTTGTCGCCTGAATATTTACCGTATTGCTCATCGTCGGCAAACAAAAAGCCCGCAAATATAAACAAACATAATAGTAATTTTTTCATCCTAATTTCCTCCGTATTTTTTGCCCGTCTTTTACAAACCAGTATTCAATTTGTCCTGAGTCCGTATTGCGTGCAATTAATTCTATCGTATTATCACTGTCTAAAATTGCATTTATCTGGTCTTGTGTAAACGGTTGTCCATAATTCCCGTTGTTTATCACCGTAACAATCTCATTATGTTTCGCCAGTATAACATCGCCCTCAACCCTTGTATCTAATTTATCCGCCATATCATACCTCCAAAATATCTAATATCATTTGCTTTTTATCCATATTAAATTCAATCTTCATAATCCGCACCGCCATATCATACGGGTCAAGCATTGACGTATCATTTCCAAAAGTGTAGCCGTTAAAAACGTGCCCGCCGAACATCATAATAGACGTTCCGCCGGAATAATACTGTAAACGGATAACATCACCGACTTCAAGTTGCGGAATAATTTTAACAGATACCCGCCCCCGGCGCTTTATATCTTTATATCTATTATAATAAACTTGCGCCGCCCCTGTCGCTATATCTATACTTTCATCGTCAAGAATATTCCCGCCGGAAACATCCATTTTCCGAATCCCATATTTGTTAATTGAGTTCGGCGCGCTTTCGCCTTCCGTAACCGAGGAAACTATTTTTGTATAACTACCGAAACTTGCCGTAATATAATTTTTTAATCTGTCCCAGTCCGGGCGGTAGTTTATAATTTTCGTTACTCCGAATATCTGCATATCTATTGCGTCGCCCGTTTTTTTTGACTTGAAATAAAATTTGCCGTCCGACTTAAAACCGTGCTGATAATCGCACATTAAAGCTAAATCTTTTATTGCATCATTATTTGACAGCCCAGTGAAATTCGCCAAACTCATTGAGAATGTGGAAGTGTTGTAAATCAATTTTAATTCATTGATATATGGAATGGAATTAGGGAAATAGTCCGTTATTGTAGGCGTATAAGTGATAACCACCGCAAAGCGGATATATCGCCTTAAATCGCTGTTTATAACGCCGCCTGTAACTAATTCCCATTCCGCCGCGTTAAAAGCCTCCGGCCAGTCCACATCTGCCGCCTGTGAGCGTGTATATAGGGCAAATATGCCATTAGGCGACGTATTCGCCGTATAAGCCCCCCAGCTTACCAAAGTCCCCCCTGTATCCACTGTGTCGGACATCCAAGTGTTTTGAGTGACTACTGGCTTTACTGAAAATATTAAATCTTTATTTAAGTCAGACCATATCGCTCCGACACGTTTCATCAATTTTCCATCGGAGTAAGTTCCTGTACCTGAAGATGTTCTGTATGAGTGGAATCCGGCGTTACCAAGAAGTTGCTGAATAACCAACCAGTAGGTAGTTCCAGCCACGAGGTTAGCAGTTATGTTAAACGTATAATAATCAGAACTTCCATCAGGGAGAATTTCATTTACAACGCCAAGTGTCACTCCCCCCGGTTCACCAGCTGAATCATTTTTTACACTCAAACTAACTTGTGTAGCTGGTACACCAAGAACTTCAAGTTTTACTCCGAAAGTGCATTCCGTAGCATCATTAAAAAGTATAAAACTTTGTCCTAAAGTATCAAATCCTGTAATCGTTTCAGATGTATAAACAGTTTCACTATGATTTATAATATCAACAAATAACCTATTGTCAGCCGCCCTTGTATAAGTATTTTCTTTTGTACCCAAATCAAACTTCGTTTTTGTATCATATTTAACAGTATGTATAACGCTATTCGGGAAAATAACTTCCTCAATTTCGTGATTAGTAATCCCGGCGTTTTCTATAAGTTTTTCAATTAAATAGCCAATTGTTTTATCCTGATACCAGTAAACATAATCCGCCGTCATTGACCCCGCCGCCGGAGGTAAATCCATTTCAATTGTTGCCGGGGATGCCGCAACATTTTCGCCGGAAACCGTATAATCATTTACATCAAATTCAACGCCGTCAAGATAAACAGCTCTTACAATTCCCACGCCATTATCAGAAGTTGTAAAGGTAGTATTAACGCCATTGACCGCACCCACAAGCGCAACCCCCGTCCGTTGATTATCCGGCAAATCTTCAGCGGAAAATTTATCAGGAATATCACCGTAACCCCGAACGTGTATAATTGCTGTTTTATTATTTACATCTTCTCTAACAGCGTCGGCGGTTAAAACCCCACGGAAAATAATTAAACCGTGTTCAGCGTCGTCGTCGTCAACATAGCCGAACTCTATTGTGATTTCGGAAAACTCTGGAATATAGCCATCCCAAAATCCCGAGGGTGTAACCCTGCCCCACTCACGCCCGGTGTTTTTTACAGTAATGTCAAGGTTGTCCATTTTGAATTCTTGAAAATTCTCGTCGGAGGATTGACTTATCCTGCTGATGTTTTTAATATAAGCGTCAATATTTGTGCCGCCGTCTAAAACATATTTTGACCCGTTCCAAGTTTGCCTATACAATACGATATGATTAAAATATTTCTGCGTCGTTTTATTTTGTTCGGCTAAAAAATCTGCGTCAACTGTTTGCATTTCAAACCTCTTTTAAGCTAATAACAATCGTATAAAGTTGTATTCGCTTATTCCAATCCTCATTCCACGCCCCAACCCATTTAACTTTATAGTATTCTGTTGCCCTGTTTATTACATCAGGATAGTAATAAAATTCCCGATGTAAATTATATTCGGTTTTCAGTGTATTTCTATCGGTCTTGCTTACATTTTTTAATGTTAAAATTTCTTCGTACTTATCCACTTCACTAAAAGTTATAAGTGTGCCATTAGTAAGTCTATAATCACCGCCAAGCCGCCAGTCTTTTCGCCTTGATGTTGTTAAAAAGTTAAGCCCGGATTCTATTATAGTTGTGGCTTTTGCCGCATCTTCATAAAAACCAAAATATCCTATCATTATGCCTCACTCCCTATATCGCTCGCACGTGAATTAACCGCCCTCACCATTTCGTCAGCTTCAATTACTCCGTCTTTTGTAGCTTCTGTTATACGCTTGAGTGTATCCTCTATTTTCCCTTCGGTAAATACAGCGCCTGATAAATCATTATTTATATTAGTTATAAAAGTTTTAGACGGCGTAGTATTATCTAATATTCTCCGGGTTTGAGGCGCAGAAATAACATCAGACCCCGGCGGTAAATTAACAATTTCCTGCCCCTGTTCACCGACAAGAGCCATCCCGCCCCTAAAATTAGTAACGCCGCCCGCAAAACCCATTAGCTTTCCCATAATACCACCGCCCGGCCCGAACGCCGCCGTTAATGCCTGAAAGGTAAGCCATCTTGCTATCATTTGAGCAATCATATTTATTACGTGATTACGTATATCCGTCCATATGTTTTTTATAGCGTCACTTGCTTTTCCGCCTTCTATAACAAATTTTGAAAGACTTCCCGCCCAAGCGTTAGCGATACCATCGGAAAATGACTTAAACGCGGCGGCAAGGTCGGATAATCTTTTTTTCTCTATAAGTTTTATTCTATCTGCCGCATTTTTAGTAGCTAAAATCATATCTTCAAAATATTTTTCTGAAATCATTCTTTTTTGTTCAGCCGCTTCCTGCGCAAGCGTTAATTCAATGCCTGTTGCTTCGGTGCTCTTATTTTTTTGCTCCTCCGTAATTTCTATAAATTTTCTCATACCGGCAATTTTCATTCTTAAATTTTCTATTACTTTTAATGTTTGCTCAGAGTTGTTTTCGGCATATTCAGTCTCTAAAAGTTTTAATCTTTTTGTCATTCTAGCAAGGTCATCATACCGTCCCTGCATTGAGGCATATCTACTTGCGGCTTTATCCTGTTCTGCAATATTTTTTGATATTGCCATTGTTAATATACCTATTGCGGCGGCTACGGCAATTATGGGATGAGCGACCATAACAGACATCAATATTTTTGTATATTTAATTAAATCTATAATTTTAGGCACAAGAACTAAAATCGTTCCCGCTACTAAAGTAATTTTTGTCGCAAGGACTATCCAGTTTGCGATAGATGATAGTTGAGCATTACTTAAATTTGAAATTTTCCCTGTTAATCTTTCTATTGTCGCCGTAACTTTGTTAAAAGTCGGGACTAATTTTTCGCCCATTATAATAGCAAGTACTTTAACCTTTGCCCACATTACTGACATTCTGAAATTAACACCTTTCGCTACTTTCTCAAATGCTTTCTGCGCCGCTCCGCCACGATTAACCATAGCAGTATAGTTTTCAGTATATTTAGTTGTATTTTTAAGCATAGCCGATACGCCGGTTAATGCCCGCACGTTACTGAATATCACCGCAATATCTTCCTGCCGTGCATTTTTTAATTTTTCAAGAACGCCTCCAAGTCCTATTGTTTTAAGTGTTTGCGAATTTAACTCAATGCCGTATTTCCTCGCTACTTCTATAGCGTCTTGCTGAGGTTTTAGAAATGTAGTTAAAATTCCCTTTAATGAAGTTATGGCAATGCGGGTATTTAATCCGGCGGCTGTCATTGTCGCCAGTGAAGCCCCCAAATCATCCATATTTAACCCGGCGGACGAAGCCAATGACGCAACCATACCAATAGACGGAGCAAGTTCGCCCATTGTAGTTTTGCCCTTCTTGACGATACTAAAGAGAAGGTCTGAAATATCTGCGGCGGATTTTACTTCACCCGCATAACTATTCCAAATCGTAGTTATAGCGTCGGCGGCAACCCCGGTATCGGTTAATCCGGCTTTCGCCGTTATAATTGAAGCTTCTAAAACATCTGTGGCTTTTGCGGCATCTATTCCGGCGGAAATTATATCATATAAACCTTTTGTAATAGTTTTTGTGCCCTCTCCGTATTTTTTAGACAGGTCTAAAATTGATTCTTTATATTTTTTTAAGTGCTTTTCATCGCTTTTATCAAGTAAAGAATTTATTTCATTTAACCCCTGCTCAAAATTGCCAAAAGTTTTAACCGCTATTACGCCCACACCCGTCATTACTGCGCCGTATCTTAAAAACTTCGTCCCCATATGGTGCATATCCTGTTGTAATTTTCTCGTCTTGGCCATTGCCTTATCATAACCGGCAGTCATTTTAGAAATATCGGTACGTATTGGGATTATCAATTCTTTTACTGTCATTTCTTTGTCCTTTTTTCAAAACCTGAATCAGCTAAAATAGATACGCCGCCGGATTCTACTTTCCCGCTTAAATAATTTAATAAACTTTTTTTAGATGCGTTATAGCCTAATCTTATTTCTATTATCCGCTGTTTATGCTCCTGTTTACTACGGTATTGTATGGCTTGTATTAACTTATGAGTTTGATATAATGTTAACGCAAAAATTTCGGGCAATGTCCAGCCATAAGCATCTGCAATCATATCTATCACCCCCACTAATAAGCCTGCGGGACTTTTTTCTACTTCTCTATTTTCTTTACTTCCAGAAGTTGTCCCGCCTGTTGAAAATTTCTTATAATCTCCTGTATATTGTTAAGTTCTATTATAGTAACTATTAACTTTGATACACTCTTTAATTCCAACTGGGCGAAAGCGCCGTCAGTAATATTTGAGGAATGACAGATAAGACTTTTGAAATTATCAAAAGAATTTGCGATAAATCCGAAATCACAAACCTGCGAAAGTTCAAGGTCGCCGATATCCACGCCTTTTTTCTTTGCCAGTGTGTTTATTTTCTCAAAGATAACAACAAAATCCTTAACTAACTTAACACAGTCCTCTAAATTAAACGGTCTAATCTCACAAGTTTGTCCCTGTAATTCAACTTCCTTTTTTTTACTTGGTAGAAAATTTTTAATTTCTTCTATATTTGACATTTGGCCTCCTTATATTTACATTAAATCTAAATTTATTCTATCTATACATTCTAAAATCATATGTTGTCCCTATGAATAAGCGATTTCAAATCTTGAATTTTTGACTTATACTGCTTTGGATTTACGGTAGCTAATTCATTATAGTAATCCTGCAAATCTTTTTCAATTTCGCGGTCAAAAATAAGCGTAAAAATTTTTATATTCTTATTCTGTTTATCAGGTCGCACTTGTCGCATTATTCCGCCCTTACATAACAAAAAAGCTGTTATATAAAGGTCTTTGAATACATACTCAAACTTTTCGCCAGCGTCAATACTTAAATCTTTCTTCATTTTTTTTACCTCCGTCTTCATTTTATTTTCATCTTCTTTTTAATAGTGTTTTTATGTCACGCTTAATTTCAATGTTATCTTCCATAAAAAGTTCAAACTTTGTTTCAAGCCGTGTTAATCGGGTGTCATTTCTTATAGCCATAAGCCGTGTAACTGCCTGTTCTTTTAGCCCTATCTTCGTTGTTGCGTATAACATACCCGCACCAAATACAAGTCCTGCCACCCACTTCGTAGTTCCATTAAGTCCGATTTTCATTGCCTTATACTGCGTCTTCGTAATATCCCAGACGCTTGCCAGCCTCTTTAGTCGTATCTTCTATCAGGTGAAACATCACAGGTATTAAGGTTTTCTCGCCCTTTTTATAGCTATGCTCTCCGCCCTCTACGGAAACAGCTTTATACGCAACAAATTTTCTGTTTTTGCCGTCGGGTCTCGTTCCGTTAAATTCAAGCGAGTGTTCTGCAACCGTTGTTCCGCCGCCAAAACTTAACCGCTGATAACCTTCTGTTTCCTCAACAGAATTTTCCTCATCCCATACAATTTTAAGGTGAGCCAGCGTAGATTCTAAGATATTGGTGGCAACTGTTACCACCTGTTTTATCTTATTTTTTCTTAATACATTTATACTCTGGTCTGCCTCAACATCGTAATAATCTCTGTCATTGGTAATGGTAACACCGTCTTCCGTGTAACCAAGAGACACTCCGTCAACTTTCAAAGTTCCTGCCCCCACTAAAATCTGTTCTACACTCATTTTACCCTCCTATTTTTTTGAAACTGGTAACTTAAACCGCATTTCAATAAACCAACATTTATTATTCTCATCCCATTCCGGCGGAGTTTTATAATTATCCCAATAGATATCTCCGTGTAAATATAAATTATCATCTGTTATATATTTTCTGTCTAATTCGGTTAAAATAATTTCGGCAATTTCTTCGGCATCTCTATCGTCTATTTTTGATAAAATATTAACATATAACGCTGTATTTTTCGGCAAAGATGTCGCTTCTGTTAATTCAAAATCTTCTGTCTTAAATGTTATAATATGGTCTTGATTTTTTATCAATTTATATTGCTGTGAGCGGTGTATTCTCGGAGTTTCGGCGGTATGCCCTAACTTAGCGACTAACTCTGCGCAACCCGTAAATAATCCGTATACTAATGTCCAAGTTTCAGTCACGCCCTTGCTCCTATTTCAGTTACTAACCGTTTTAGATGTGTATAAAAATATCTTACGGTTAATTCCCATTTTGCCTCAAATGCCCGGTACATATAATGGTCACGCCCCGGTATCTTAGTTATTAACTTACCTTCGTGCATATATGTTCCCGCCGTGACCGGCTCACGCTCCCGCCGTGCCGCATAATTTAACCAAGTCCCGACTATTATTTTATGGAATATTCCTTTTTTCCGTATCGTAACTTTTGTATTTGGAATTTCAAGCTGTTTTGCCTTTTCAAAATCGTCTTTATGCTGAGCGTTTTCCATTTTGTTGCTGGTATGTATTGAACGCCGTAAAGTTCCCGTTAAAACAGGAGCGTTTCTCTGTGCCTGCGTTTGGATAATTGCGCCTGACTGAATTAAAATAGGGGCAACTTTTGTTTCTATCTCGCTCTGAAATTTACGGAGTTGTTTCTGCAAAGCCTTAGAGCTTTTTGTAAATTCTTTAGTATCTACCGTAATCATTTTTCGTACAACTCCAAAACTGCCTGTATATGATGAGCCACATCTTTGTCGTAGATAACATCGGCACGTTTTACCAGATATTCAATATTGTCCATTACTATTTTATAGCCTTCCGCGAGATTATTCCTGTCGGAAATGTTAAACATCGCCTTCGTCTGAATTTCGTTATCTATTCCGCTTTCGGCGATTATCATTTTACCCCGGCGGGTATATAATCTTGCTTTTGTGGTGACTGGAGATTCTGTCCAAACTCTTTTATGTCCGCCCGCACCGTCAGAGGTAGTTGAAAAGCTGTATATCAGCGCAATTGTTGGAAGTTTGTCGAGGATGCTCATATTACTTGTAAACTTATTCTCCTTTTTAATTGCCGGATAATTGTGTCAACTTCTTTGCCGAATACGGATGGCGACTGGTCTCCGCCCTGATTACTGCCTGAACCCGTTCTATTTTTATAGGAATAATCGCCTATTTTCTCGCTCTCCATATCTTCCTTTGTTAAACTTCCGCCCGTTGCCGCCTTTGTCATTAACCTTATTGCCCGTGTTACCATTATAAGAGCATCAGCGTCAGCGGCAAATCCGAAAGTACCTACTACATCTATATTCTGCGTACCTTTTGTAAAAGCGTATGAGCTTGTACCAGCATAAATATTCAAGCGGTAATTCTGTATTATCTGTATTCTGTCGTTATAAACCGCATAAAATGTAGCCGGAATAAGCACATCATCTATTGTTAATGATGTAATTGATATAATAGGATACTCTCGGATATAAAGCATCGTACTGCCGTCACCGTCAAAAGTTAATGGTAATTCTCTGCTGTCAAAACGCCTATCGGTAACGCTTTCAAAAATTGCCTCTACTTCATTTATTGTCCTTTGTAATGTAGCGTCATCCTGTCCGCCGTCCACAGAATCATTTTTGGCTTGCTCAATAGAATAGTATCGTGACATTTTTGTTTAACCCTTCTTTTTGACATCTTTGTGCGAGCGCCCTATATGAATTTTTAATGCCTTTTCTGTTTTGAAAACTCTATCGCAGTAAGGGCATTTTATTTCTGAAATATCTTTTGTAATAACCTGTTTGCCGTCATCACTCATTGATATAACTCCCTGCGGGGCTTCTTTTGAGGCGACTTCCTCTTTTGCGCTGACAATAAACAGCCCCGAAGAAAGTAAAACCTTAGCGTCTTTTTCGCTAACATCATAAACCTCGCCCTTTACATAATTTTTGCCGCCAGTAGTAAAACTCAAACAATTCTTTAGTCTAATTTTTATCATTTTATCCTCCTTGTTAAAAGATAGTGGGTTTGCTAAGCGATATTACGAATAATACCCTTGCGCACCCACTATCTAAAACAAACTTCTTTAGCCGTCGCTTGATTTAACGTTCTTAGCGATAGCCACCGCATCGGTTTCCTGAATCTGACAACCCGCCGAAAGGTGCAGGCAATACTCTCTGGTGTTGGCATAAATATTGCGGTCTTTCAGCAACTCTATACCTGATGCACTTCCTGTATACTGCACTTCCATTGCCGCAATAAGATTCTGATAATGCGTCAACATAATATAGGAGTTATCGCTTGTCGCAGGCGAACCATAGGCTATATCGCTCGGCAGTAACGGTACTGTCACCATCGGAATACCGAAAGGCGTAAGGTTAATAGACCGCTGTAACGCGGAATCGCCAAGACCAGTCGCTCTCGTTGAAAGAGCGTCAATATAATCCTGCGCCACATTGTCAGCAACAAAAAATCTTAAGTCTTTCCGGTTTCTTTTGAACTTAGTCGGGAGTGCCCGAATAAGTCCGCCGAAAATTGCCTTTGCGTTAGTAACGCTTGTCAAATCTTTTCTTTCGGCATCAACAACGTGCCCGGACAAAGCCAGCTTTGCCCAGCCGTCAGCCATTGCCAGAAAAGTATCCGCACTGTCGGTATCACCCGTAACAAAAAGCTCCTCAAGGTCATTGGAAAGCTGAGTAGCCATAAGTCTTGCGACAGTATCTTCAAAGTTTTCTTTCTCAATGTTCCTTGCCAAGGTTTCCCTTGAAATTGCCCACGGTACGGCAATCGGTTTCGTAGTGATAGTAATTTTTGACGTTACTACACCTCTGCGGGTTTCGGGGTCAGTCGCTTCAGTCTTCGGTACGGCCACTCTACTACCAACGGCGACTTTGTCAATTTCTTTCTGGTCGGGAGTTATCCTTTCCATACGGGCGTTATTCTTCATAACGCTTTCGTCTATGACATAGTCAATAAACTTGTTTGCTACTTCGGGCTTCAACAGCCCGCCAGCGGAAAAATCATCAGTTTCAATTGTTGCTTTCTGCAACATCTGCTCAATAGTCATTTTATTATCCTCCTTACTTATTATCAACGGTTAAAACTTACTTAAAAATGTTTCCCCAGCTAAAATGGCCACCGGCACTCTTTAACTGTTTGTCTTTTATCTGGTCTGAACTTTTTCTCATATCCAGAATGTCTGCCTCTAATGCTTCAATCTTTTTCGTAAGCGTTTCAACGACTTTCAAATCCGCTGTGCCGGATTCGCCCCTAATCTCTTTTACAATCTTCATAATTTCATCTATGTTCTCTGCTTTTTTCAAGCCTTCTATGCGGGCGGTCATCTTTTCGAGATTTTCCTTAACTTCCGCATCCTTGTCGGCCTGTTCTTTGTCAGATGTTGCTTTTTCATCGGCCGCTTTCTTGTCTGCCTCGGCTTTTTCATTAGCCGCTTTAGCGTCTTCTTCCTCTTTGTGAAGTGACGCAACGGCATCTGTTATCTGCTGTTTAACTGATTTAACAATGTCGTCTTTGAGTTCCGCCCCTTCCTTTTTCTGTTCAACTACAGACGCAGTAAGCGACTTCATAAGGTCTTTTACCTTGGAAACAATATCGCTGTCTTTTAGCGATTCGCTTTTTTCCGACTTCATAAGAAATTCCGCGTCCTGCTCTGTCAATAATCCCATCTTCACCAATTCTTTCAAATCCATTTTACCCTCCTGTTTTTGTGCTTTAAGCATTATCCATTTTCTGCGGTTCGCCGCCTTATTGACCAGCGACACTCTGTCCACATTTATATTTATTATTTCTCTGCCTTTAGGCATAATGCGACCTCCCTTAAAAATTGATTTTCGTTCTGATTCTTAATGTATATCTTAATTGTATTATAATTATATCTGAGTATCTCAAAACTGTCAATAGGGAAAACACCTTTTAGCATTTTGAATACCCGTATCCTTCAATTGAAAAGCCGGATAGCTCGCCCTTTTCAACTAACTGCCAGAGACTATCATTCAGAATTTTTAATGCCATTACCCAACTGCCTTTTTTTATTTTCTCGCCCGTTTTTTCTATTGTGAAGTCGGCGGGCGCTAAATAAATTTCAACTACTCTGACGTTTTTATCTACTGTTAATGTTTCCTGATGCTGAATATCAAAATGAGTATCCGGGTTGTCCATAAATTTATAATATGCCTTTTCTATTTCTGCGGCATTCTGCCATTCGCCATCAGTATCAACTTCATCCGGCTCCATTACAACGCCGTAAACTATTTGTTTTTTCTTATCTACTTTGAAAATTGAGCATTTAGTTTCTACTTTCTTTTTTTCTTCCTTAGCGGCTTCAAAAGAAATATAATCAAAGTCATTTTTCTTTAACCACGCTTTTGCTTTAGTAACAGTAAATTTATCTTTATCAAATCTTATGGCCTGTACTTCCGTTTTTTCATCTTTCGTTATACCGAAAATCGCGTCAATGCCAGACTTAAAATAATCATTTTTCCTGCGAATACGTATATATTTACCGGGGGCATTTATTCTGGCACTATGTTCATTAGGGTAAGGTTTGGAAATATATTGCAATTCTTCTTTAACTTTTGCTTTTAATTCTTCTCCCATCTGATTAATTGTAGCCCCACATTTAGGACATTTAACTGCCCCCATTGATATTTCGGGTTCTGCGCCATAATCAAATACATTTCCACAAGCCCCACATTCTACTTCTGTTCCTGCTTTTAACTGCTGTTCAGGCATTGCCAGAGCAGAGCACTTTTCGTGTTCTATCCCCCTGCTTATCATTTCTCTTGCCGCAATATCGTGTAATGATATTATAGTTTCTTTGTCTTCAAGAGATGCGTCCCAGAAAAGATAATGTAAATTCTCGTGTACCTTTTTTAATTTATCATCATCCATTGTTAATGATTCCTGAAAAGAAAAATCGGCGACATCCGTCATCGTCGGCGGCGTATAAGTGCTGTCTATGCTTGCGGCTTTGAAAAGAGTTTCTTTTATGTCGTGGTCTATATCTCTGTTGCTCATCTCTTTTGCTACCAGCGTGTGCATAATCAATAGTTTATTACATACATTAAAAATGTTCTTATCACCGCTTCGGACATTCTTAGATATTAAATGTAACTGCTTATGAAGTTTTACAATTTCCTCCCGCTGTTCTTTTTTTAAGTTAATCGGATTAATTTCAAATAAATTCATTTTATTTCCCTCCTTAAATTTTTTCCATAACTGTTATATCTTCTAATCCCGAAACATCCACAAGCGGGACTATGGCGCAGCGGCAATTCCCAGACCAGCATGTTTTGCCATTTCGTCGCACCCAAAGCGTGTGATTTTTTTCAATATCTACGCAATAAGCATAATCGTTATAATTAACAATTTCTTTTTTTATAAGTTTTAACTCTGATAAAAATGGTTGCCATTTTGAAATAGCTGAAAATTTTTCAACTTTACTGCAAAGAGCGCCATCTCTTGAATTAAATAGCTCTATTGCTTTTCTAAAATGAAATATCTCATCCCAATCCCACCAACACATATTATGGTCTTCCGTAACTAATAAATCAATTGCGTCATCGTAAAGAGATTTATAAAAATGTATCATTCTTTTAACTTTATGCTTATATGTTTTAATAACTTTTATATAAGATAAATCTCTTTCGTGCGGACTATAAGATAAACATAAATCTCCTATTTTTACATCAGCTATATTTATCCATCCGAATTCTGTATAAATTTCCGTATCCTTGCTATATGAATTCGGATGAAATGGCGGATACATTACAAACTGCCCAAAACTATCCATTGCCGTTTTATCTATATTACTATTCTCCATACTTATCTGCGCTTCCACGCAAATCGGGCAGGCATCTGATTCTACCAGTAATTCTTTACGGGTTATTCCATTTCGTTTATAAGTATCGTATTGAGCGTGTGAAGCCGCAAAGTTAGTTTCGGTTCTGGCGATTGTTCTTGCTCTGTTTTTATAAGTTTCGGGGACTTTGTTTTTTATTAACTTAGCGATAGCGTCCGGGTGCATACCCTTATTTGCGTATAGGTCAGCGATTGTGTTATTAACTGATTTTATCATACCATCTGACATTGCTTCGTCTAAAATCTTTTTCCTTGCGACAAAAGCATCGGTTAGCGGCAACGCCCTTAACCTAAAACTTTCAGTTATGTTTAATCTGCCGGTTGCTATCTTACTGCCTTGAATATATCCCGCCTTAAAAAGATTTTCAGTTACTTTTGTTGTCGCGACTTTCTTATTGACGTATTCCTGCCACTCCATTGTCATTTCACCCTGTAACTCTAATACAGTATCAAATTGAGCCGAGCGCTTATCTAATCCGATAAGGCTGGCTTTAAGAATTTTAATTCTGGATAAATTATCAAGCCACCCGTTCAGTTTTTCCATTATTAAAAACTTCTTAAACAGCTCATTATAAAAAGCAACGATTTTAACATATGCCTCTGCATTTAACTTATTTAATATATCCATTACAAACAACTCATCAGCTAATTTATTTAAGATAGCCTGACTTTTATTTAAGTAATCATAAATGGGACTTAAATTCATTGTTTATTATTCTCCCGCTTTCCAACACCCTTGAAAAAGTGAAACATCTTCTCAAAAATAGTCTTACTTTCTTCCTGATGTTTTATCTCCTGCTTTTCTAACTCATCTTTTAACTCATTTAACTTACTTCCAAACTCATTGGCAATTCTGTTAGTAAAGTATTTAAACAACTTATTTTCTTCCTCTTTTACAGCTTTCCGCTCAATTAACTCCTGTGCGCCGCTGTCCAAATCCTCTAACATTATTGCTTGCCCTTTAGAGTAAATTATATGTTTATCAGCGGAAGGCGTATCTAACTTTTTAAGACTTAAATACATTGTCCTGAATTCGTTTATAGATAATGCGCCATTTTTTAAGTAAGTGTCTCCGACTTTCGCGTCCGCCAATACATCGGTTATATCTATTTCGCTAAACATAATATTTATTTCTTCAATCTTAAAGCCCTGCCGAATAATAACATCTGTTAACTTCCCGGCAAGTAACCGCTGATTCGGGTCAATATAATTAGTCTTATAATTACGTGACTGGCTTTCGCTCTCTTTGCTGCCGCCGAGACTTCCCTTTTCGGCTATTCCAACCCACCGAGGCGGTACGCCGTGCGCTAAACAAATATCGTATAAAGCGTCCTGATGAAGTAGCCTGAAAGAGCTTTCCTGCATTTCTACGGCTAATTTTTCAAACTTTATAGTGACTTCTTTGTCGCCAACCGATATTACCAGCGTCTTATGCGCCTGTCCTTTTATATGACTCTGGAAATATGCCTTAATGGCATTTTCAACATCACCTTTTATATCAGCACCCGTAACTATAACAGCATAGCGGGGGACGGCGTTATTTTCAAAGAACGATATATTAAAATCACCTCTATATTTGTCCAGTAGTATAGATGACATTACAGGATAGTAATCCGGCACGCCGTAATTAACATCTTTAGGGCTGTAATTATGCATACTGAATACGAAATGCTCTGATAGTTCTCCAGCTTGTATATTTAAATCTGAAATACCTTTTTCTGTCTGCTTATCTGTAATGCCGAATTTTCTAAAGTATTTCTTTTTGTTATTTATTATCTGAACATAAAAAGTATCGCCCACACATATCCTCATTGTTTGAGCGGGAGCGTGCCATAGGGCAACAGGTATTTTTTCTTTGTCCATAGATATTTCAAGATAAGCCTGCCCTAAAGCCTCGTAATCATTCCAAAATTTTTTAAGGATTTCAGAGAACGTTTCATTGCTACTGTTCGGCGACTTAAATAATGCTTCAATTTTTTCTATATTTTCTTTTTGCGCCTCGTCTACCTCACTATTGCCGGATGTTATGAGATAGCCCTGTCCGACAACATCGGAAACTTTTTGATTGATACAGCGATAATGGATAAAATTAGAGTAAAGTAAGTCAACTAACTGATTTAATTTAACAACAGGCTCGTATATCTTACCAGTATTATATAAGCTGCCGAAAATATCACTGTCTTTAATCTGTTCGCTTGAATGGGTTACCTTCGGAATATCGTCCTGTTTAATTAAACTGCCATCACCCAGAATATACGCCTTCACGGTTTTTACTTTTTCCATTTTATCCCCCCATAAATTATCGTAGAACAATTTTTATTTTTCAAATTCGTATTATCATAGTTAAGGTCTTCAATCTCTCCATTTTTGTATGCCTGATTTATACAATATACTCTGTTGTGACATTTCCGGCAATCTTCTTCTATATTTTTATTTTTCATAATAGTATAAGCCAGCCAATAGGCTTTAAGCGAAGGGCTGGCAGTATTAACATTTTCATCTTTTCTTTTCCAACTTTGTTAATCTTTTATCTAAGTCTTTAATTATTTTCATTAAAGACTTATAATTTCTGTTTGATTTCTCAAAAGCCTTTTCCAATTTTTTATCAAATTTAATTTTCACAGTAAGTTCAGATTTTAATTCTGCCATTTTATCCCCCCATCGGTATTAACAAAAACAAACCCGCCAAAATAGTAACAGCCATACACAATTCCAAAATAGTTAATCCTTTATTTTTCATAATATAAACCCCTTCGGTTTTATAAAACCGATACACTAACCTTACTTCTTAATGCCTTCTTTAGCAATAGCCCCGCAAGATAACAATACAAATCCGAGTGCCTCCAATGGTCTGCCCCCACGTCGTTCCAGACGACTTTTTTTATGCCGTGCTTATCTTCAACAATTTCCCGTACCATATTACAACTTTGCGTAACAAATTCTTTAACTATCGGAATATTAAGTTTCGGGATTTCACATTTGCCGTCCATTTTTTCATAGGCCGTTATATCTAACATTGTTGTTCTATTTGAAACTATCTCCCAGACTTCGTTACCCTGTTGCCAGTCTTTTTTTATGGAATCATTGTAATAATTCAGAAATACTTTGCCCGGAAACTTATCTCTAACCTTACGGGCGGAATGTTTATTCGGCAATGCATCTATAACAGCAACCCCAACATTAAATAATCTTATTAACTGTTCTACCCGCTCAAAGTTATTTGCCATTTCCAGATAAATTATTTTCCGTATGTTTTTCGTATCAGCTATCGTAATATGCAAATTGTCGCCTTGGTCAACGCCCATTATCGTCGAATTCTTAGATGCCGTAATCAAATCGTAATCCTTTGCGCATTTAATAGCGAATATATCCCAGTTTAATACTCGGCTTGTTTCTTCTACATACGGCAAACCCAAAACAAAGTTATAAAATATATTTAACTTGTTTTTTTCTTTGGCTTTTTCGTATTTATCATAAACTACTTGAGCCGTTTCGCCATAAACTAACAGCCGGTTCATAAAATAACCGTTACGCTTATGTTTTTTGGTTTCAAGCCAGCGCCCTTTTAACTTATCATCCTCTGTTATTTCAGCACCGCAAAACTTACAGCAGTATTTATAAATACCGTCAAGTTTTTTTATGTTCTCAAAAATAATATGCTGTTCTTTTTTACACTTAGGGCAGGGTATCATCCAGAATTGTTTATTTGAGTTCTCAAACTCTTTGTCTATCAGAAACTTTGTCATTGTCGGTGTCGAGGCCAGCCACGTTCCTTTGAAATTTGACGCACCCAGCCGAGGCTGGAAAATTCCAATAATATCCGGGCGTGAAAAATTTAACTCATCGTGAATATTAAGGTCAGCCGGGATTGAAATAGCCTGCCGCTCATTCCACGTTCCTCTGAAATATATATAAGAGTTATTTATCTGCTTTATCTTAACGTTGTCTATATCAGCATTAAAGAACGTCCCTATTTCCGAAAACCTCATAGACGGGTTAAACCTGCTTGCTGATAATTCTCCGGCATCGCCAGAGGTCGGTAGCGTAAAGATAATCGTTAGCCCCTGTTTTAGCGACATATAAATCATCTTATTCATAAACATAGCTGTTGCTCCTACCTGCGAAGCCTTCATATAAACTTGTTCAGGGGATAAATCGTTATAGAGTTTAACTAAATACGGTCTTTTGTCAAAATCAACTTTAAGGTCTTTTTCTGTACGCATATACTTTGCGCAAAATTCAGCACAAGTTAAATTCTTTGCTATTTCAAGCCCCTTATTGCTTGCGCCTAAGCCTTCTGCGATAGACTGCAACATAAAATCCCTTACGTTACTTTCCCCGGCTTTTGCTATTTCTGTGATATCAAGCATAAATTTTCAGTTAAAATTTAATATTTTTTAACTCCTCCGCTATCTTTAATTTCGTATCAGCATCTTTAACGTGTATATCTATTACACTTATAATCTGTGCTATTACAGAGTTAACGCCTTTTATATCAAGAACATATTTAGAGCTAAATTCGTCGGAACGTTTTTTTTCTAAGTATTTCAGCGAAAATTCAGGCCTTGCGTCAAGCCCTTTTACTACTTCCTGACGGGCTTTTAATATTGGCTTATTCAAAAGCGATGTTTTGCGTTGCGAAATTTCAGGATGGGCTGTTAAGTATCTACTTAAAGAACAAGTAGTAATATCGGCGTAAAAAGCCGCCTCCGCATCAGAGCCTCCGATTCCCCAGACTTGCATAAGATTCGCAATGACCTTATCTTCGTCTTTGCCGTCAAACCACTTGCGTCCGACTTTCTGTTTTTCGGATTCAGGCTTTTTTCTTGATTTTCGTTTTTTAGCCATTTATTTTATACCTCCCATTCGTGCCCGCATTCAGGGCATTTTATTATATGACCTTCTTTTATATTATCAGATGACTGTAATTGATTATCAAGTAAGTTTTTTTTATTTTTATCAAAATCAAATTCAGATAACTTTATTAACTTAGATAATTCGTCTTTTGAAAAGGGCATAGTTTTTTCAAGGTCATCAAAATTAAAATCAAGTTTAAGGTCTTTTATTAAGCCGCCTAATTTTATGAAGTCTGTTACAAATTTTGTTTCGTTTGTTTCAATGGAAATACGCTTTGCCATACTATCTGTTATTATACCTAAGTTATAACAGTATACTTTAGTATATAATAACTCTTTGAAGACATCTAATCTATGGTTGCCGTTTATAACTTCGTATTTATTGCCGACCTGCCGGACTATTATATTTTCAATCTGCCCGTTTTTATTTATGTTGTTTTTCAGGGCTTCGGCTTTTTCGGGGTCATCGGTTTTATAGTTCCATTTGGCTTTTATTAAATCGTTTATAGAAATCATTAGCCAGTTCATAATTTACCTACCTTTAGCTTATTTAATATATTATGTTTTATATTAAGAGCTATCGCTTTCATCATATTCGGCGGAACAGAACGACCACAGGCCTCCCATTGCCTTAAAAAACTACCTTCTAAAATAAAATTATCTGGGAAAGACATTAACCTTTTTAATTCTGGAATAGTTAAATGCCTATTTTCTTTATAGTGATAAAGATTTTTTGTTTGTGTAATTGTTTGCGCCGGACGATTTTTATAAATCCTGCACTTATTAAAATAACTACCTTTTTTATTATATTTACTCGCTGATTCGCCGGGCTTCATAAGTGGGAGATACGGTAAAATAAAATTTTCTTGTATTCTCGCATTTTTTAAATTAAGGGCTGTATTTTTTACCCCTAAAAATGCGGAATTTACAGTAATTAATTTTTTTATTGGTAGGGGAAAACTTGGGATAATATTTAAATCTTTTCTAACGCCTATAAAAAATAATCTTTGTCTTGATTGTGGAACTTTATAATATTTTGAATTTAATACTTTAGTACGTATATTATAACCACATTTTTCTAATTTATTAAATATTAGCTTAAAATACCCTATTGCGTTTTTACCCTTAACTAATCCGGTAACATTCTCCGCAATAAAAACCTTCGGTTGTATTTTATCTAAAAATCGTATAAACTCAAAAAATAAATCATCAACTTTTTGTTTCTTATTTCCATATTTTTTTACCTTTCCCCATACGTTTTCCCGTTTACCACATATAGAAAAAGCAGCACAAGGCGGAGAGCCATCTAAAATATCTAACTCACCACACTTAAGATTAGCTTCTTTTAATATGCTTAACGGGTCTAATTGTCTAATATCATTATAATATAATTTTGTATTTTTATTATTTATCCTATAATTATTTGCCTGATAATCTAAAAACTCAATAGCGGCAATAACCTTAAACCCCGCAAGCCTATAACCAAGAGATGAGCCGCCAACTCCCGAAAAAGTAGAAATTACTTTATACATATATACCCCTCAAAATTATAAAACTTATAAAACATACTTATTTTTCTAAACCCCGCATTTTTAATTATTTCCATATTTTCACTTGATATATTCGGTTTTTGTATTCTCCGTAAGCTCTTTTCTTTTTCAAGAATTTCATTTTCACTAAAGTTTCTTTTTTTAAAATCATAATAACTAAATGTAAAAATATCTTGGAATAAACCAGATTCACTATAAACCTTTTCTGTAAATATAAAAGCTCCCCCCGTAACTAAAGACTGATATATATTATTTATTAAATTTATACGACTTTCTTTTTTAAGAAAACATAGGGTAAATATAGAAAAAATAATACAGCTTTTTTGAAAAATAATTTGCTTATTTAAATCAAACTCTATAATTTTAATACCTGCCCTCTCTTTTATTAGATTTTTTGATATTTCTACCCCGATTTTTCTTCCTTTAAATTTAAGCATAGATAATAAACGTCCGGTAGAACTTCCTAAATCGTATACACTATAATCTTTATCTAAAAAATAGGTAGAAATACTTATTATTGCCTTTATTAAAATATTGTAATTTGGGATAGAATAATTTATATGCTTATCAAATTGTTTAACCGTATTAAAAGAGAAATTACCACTCATAGCCACATTTTGGGCACTTACAGCCTTCTGATATTTTATTTATATCAATTTCTTTTTCTTTTAGCACATCTTCAATCTGAAAAATTATAGATATTGTAATATCATCAAATCCTATATCTTTTAATAAATCCTTATTAAAATCCGCAAGTAATTCAAAGTCAAACTCACCCGTATTTTTATTACTTCGGATTAGATACTCTTTATATTCTTTTTCATTTAACTTTCTATCAGGTATTCTAACGTCTATTATTTCGTCGCCACGCCCAAGTAATTGAAGTATTTTTATTCTTTGATGTCCGGCTATTATTTTATTATCTGTATTTATTGCGGGAATTTCTACTAAATTAAATTTTTCTAAACTTTTCTGTAAGTCGGCTTTCTGTTTATCTGTTAGCCTTCGGGGATTTTTGCTATATGGGATTAAGTCATTTACTTTTCTTTTTGTTGTTTTCCAAGTTAATTTTTTCCGCATAATGCCTCCTGCTAAATTTCTCTGTTAAACTACGCAGGATAACACTACTATATGTTTTCTTTTTTGTCAAGAAGTATTTATATTTACTAACTATTATTTATTGGTATAAGTAATGCGGCGTTTATATTTTTCCATTTAAGAACATATCCTTTTGTATATTAACCAGCATTTTTTCTTTTGCGTCTTTTACAAAATTTTTCTTA